TAACATCTCTATATCACCCATCTTACAACACTCCTATAAATACAAAAGAACCCGCTACTTAGAACGGGTTCTCACATTGATACATCTGACGGTGAGGGCTTACCAGGTTGACTTTACAACACCGTCAGTATCTTTATTTTACCACAATCTCACTTATAATCTTCATCTTCAATGTTTGTCCACAAAACATCGTTCTTGCTGTTCCACTCGTTATGCCATAGTTCCATTGTCTTGCTGAACTTCATCTCTGCGTATACAGCGCCAGCAAGTCCGCCCAGAACCATAGTTACGATGCTACCAAGGATAAAACCCCAAAGCGCCCACATGACATACCCTTTCTTACCCTGCGTATCTTAAAACACCATCCCACGGAAAACTATACCATCCACTAACTGATACCTCGTTTCCTGTTTGGTCTCCAGTTCGTCCACCAGTAATTCCGCCGAATTCATTGATATGCGCTCCTACATTCTGCTGTCCACCAATATACATCTCTGTATGACTAGATATGTTCAACAGGATATCACCACGCTGCAATTGGCTTACATCATTGCCAGCACCGCTCAACCATTCCCATCCTGCTCCCGTGAATTGTTGAATCATTGTTTGAGTGCTACCGTATGGTGAGCTTTCATATACATTGAACCCAGCTTGTTTTGCGCAATAGAGCAGAAGCGAGCTACAGTCATAATCTGGCCCCCATCGATTGGCTTGGTCATACCCATGGGAATCGTCGTTTGCTATATCGATAGCCAGTTGCACCATTCCTTCAACATCCTGGCTAGGTGCCGAGCTTCCGCCACCGCTATTAAGATTCGAGCTTGATAGTTTGGTGAAAATTCCAGTTTTTACCCAGCTTGAACGGGTTCGATTGCGGATTTGCTGTGTGTCCTCCCATGTTCCTTTAGGCAGGAATCTATAGAATTCAACATCGTTGAAATAAACCCATCCATCTGTCCCAATCATTCCGATATATGAACATGCGCTTCCATCGGCTTTCGTTGCTTCAATCTTAACAGTTGTCATCGCGTCCACCTCATAATGTCTCGAACCCATCCTTTGATTTTCTGGTTCTCGAATCGCATATTACCGCATTCGTATGCAGCCTTGAACAAGCGTATTCCAGCTCCTTGGAACTGTCCCGAAAGAATGAGCCTATTTGGCTGATGGTCTTGAGTCGTTGCCGAATACTGTATTTCGCAGTTCGGGTCATAGTTTGGGGAACAATAGAATGTGTTGTATTTAGGGTCGAACCATACTCCGATAGGCTTCTCATGAAACCATAGCACGAACTTCATTTTCGCGTTCTTAGGCTTCTTCGCAATAAATGTGTCATCATCCAAGAGAGTTTTATTTTGAATAGCATAATCGCGATAGCGGCTATCCCCAACAACATGGGCATAGAATCGACTTTGCATTTTCGATGCCGCGACTTCTGGCGATACAACATTTTGAATGAGAACATCCTTATTGCGATAGACCTTGATTTTGCCTGGTTCTGGCAATGTCAATCCGAATTCATCGAAATACGGGTTGTTCGTTGCCAGTGCGTTTGCTAGAAACCAAACTCGAACGTTTCGCTCACGTGCGATAGTCTCGTAATACTCGAAGAACTTTGTCACTTCGTCGAATAGGTAATGCGGTGCGCCTATACCTCGCTCGTCGATAATGAACTCGTCGAAAAGAATATCGGTAACGCCTGGAAATGGCGTTGACTTCAATTTCATCGCCGTAGTTAGCGCATGGGCGTAACCACCTATCTCTTTATCGATGAATAGTTTGTCCGATTCGACTTTGAACTCCCTGTTAGGCATAAAAGGCGAGATATCGTCCCAAAATTGGCCGTCTCGCTGCGTAGTGAGCTTTTTAAGCTCCTCCTTGGTTCGGCGCAAATATGTGAATTGGCTTCCATTTTTGATGAATTGCTTTGCGAGCTCATATTTGGCACCGAACGACTTGCCTGTTCCTCGACCACCACAGATGAAATTGAACAGGCAGTTATATGATTTAGGGACGTTTATGTCCCAATATTTTTGAAAGTTAGGTTTCATGTGTCCTCCTGAATATAAAATAGCCCGCCCGCGCCATGTGAGGATTTAAATCAAAACATAGCGTTGCAGGACGGGCTACCGTTACCAGGATTGTTGAAGGCGTGCGGCTCATGGTGCTACCCAGAAAACCACTCCGCACCTTATCAGGGTGAGCATCGGATAATGGTACTTGCACGGTAACTTCAAGTCCCGATGGGACTATTATCCCCTATTTCTTTGTGTTAGTAAATAGCTTCACAATCTCTTCATTTTCTAAATCGGGATTGATTTTAACGATGTTCTCCAAAATACTAACGACTTCCATGGCGAATATAATTACGCATGCTGGAACGACAAGAGGAACGTTGAATCCTAAATCAGGCACATGCATGACGAACATCTCGATACACCACGCCAACACAATGCACATGACGAGAGAGCATTTATGGAAAAGCCCCTCTCGCATCTTCGTTGAAGATACTTCTCGGTTTTTCACAGCAGCTATGAAGCCGCTGATTATATCGAGCAGCATCAAGCATACGCATGCGATAATCGCCCATGCCATAGCGTTCGTTATGCCCAATAACGGGAAGCTCAAGTCCATCTCATTTCCTTTCAATCGTGATTTTGTATTGGTCATTCTCTAGCACACTAGCAGATGCATTGCTATCAGCATCACCATTGGTGGCGCCGCTATCTTTATTATCCCCTTTAGCATAAGCCATCCACTGGTTTTCAGTGCCGTAAAACAGCGAGCAATCAAGGTTGTCACTATACCCGCTGATTCTGCCGTCAGAGCAGAACTGCCATGCAACGACATTGCCGTCTGCTTCTGGGCAGCTCCACGTTTCGGCTATCTCGAAGCTCGGCGAAGTGACGGCTGGGTACTCCGCTACCCATCTGGCGCAGTTCGGCTCTACGCCGCCTTTGTTGAATCGCCACGGGTTAGCGTAAATCCAAGGCCAAACGCCTGTTTTTTCATGCACGCGACGTACGAACGTATTGACCCACGAAACGGGTTGGTCGAAAATCAGGTTGCCGTATTCGTCGTAAACGCCCTCCCAATCTAGTATGGGGATTCCATGCCCGAAATAGTTCATAGTCTGACTGATGAAGTAGTCAGCTTCCTTCGCAGCATCGTTGTCGCCCGCGAAATGGTAGAAACCCCATGGCTTTCCACCAACAAGGCATTGTTGAATCCATCCGTCGCAATAGGGGTCAACGAATGTCTTGCCCTGCGTGGCCTTACATACAACTGCGTCAATACCTGGAAAAAGGGCAGGGAGATTGATACCTCCCTGCCAGTTCGATATGTCGATTACTTTAAGCATACTACTAGAATCCCATGGGGATTAGGAATGACATTCTAATTGTGCCACTACTTTTCGCACACTTGAACCCTTCACTATTGAAGTAAACAAAAGTCAATGCTCCATCATCCTGCTCAAGCACTGCATATGTGTTTAGCTGGTATTTTACGGGTAGCGTGCTACCATCTTCATACCAATTGTCACTCTCGCTAGCGCCAACTTTAAGAAATGAGGGCAACTCATTCCTAGGAATGATTATATTGCCAGTGTAGTCATTATAGCTTGCGCCACGGACCTCGATTCCACTTTCATTCAAGTAAAAACGATAGTTTCCAACGTTTGCGAACTGGCATCGCATCATGTTTGGGTTGTTATTCACGATTGCCGCCATCATGGAACGGCACATCAACTCACATCCATTTTCGTTTGGGTGAATGTCATCTCCACCAATGTAAAGCTTTGCCATTTCGCCGATACCCAGCGACCATGCGTTGCGAGCGCACCATACACCCTTTTTCTGGCATGCTTCTCGAACTACAGCTTCTACACTAAGCAGCGCGATTCTCGGAAGCTTCCAATCGTAGAGGCACGGAAACATAACAGCCTTGGCCTTTGGAAACGAACTTGCTATGTTTCCCAAGCACTCGTTCACTTTTTGGGTGAGAGCCGAATAGTCAATAAGTTCTGAACCATCTTGCGCCCCCGCATCATTTCGTCCCCCAATCACGAAAACGTGCGTGATGCTTTCAACGGAAACGCCTTTGCTAGTCAAGTCGGCAGCGGCGTTGGTAACTTGCTGCGCGAAGTTTCGCCCTTGCAAGCCGCCCATTCCGAATCCACTCCCACTGTCGGCGTAATTGTGCCAAGTCACATTTGTGTAAATCCTCTCGAACGTGGCAGCTAGACTGGCACGGTCTAAACCGTGGTTGTCCAAGTACGAATCTCCAATGAGAACGATATTCCAACCCTTCGGCTCCAAAGACAATTTTAACTTGTTGATTTCTTCAGTGTTATTCGCTGTCGCAGTCTTGTTTTCACTAACACTAGTTTCGAGCGTTTTTATCGCTGCGTTGGCTTCCTTAACAGATTCGGTAACTTTTCCAACGCTTGTTTCAAGCGCGTCAACGTTACTCTCGATTGTTTTCACCGCTCCATATCCAGTGTCAAGCGATTCCATGGCCTCGTTCCAGTCGCCGAGATACGAGGGCTTGTCCTGCGCTTCATAAATCGGAAGATTGAGGTTTGTCGTTTGATTGGTGTAACTCATTTCTTGTTCCTTTCTGTCAGTTATCAATTACGCTTAATTGGCAGTGAAACTGTTAATCCTGTTTAACGTGTATACACCATCGTATACACCTTCTAATGGCATCAATCCCCTGCCGAACTCGAACGCCGAGTAAAAATCAAAAACATACGCATCAACGGCCATTGCATCTCGTGCTTCGCATGTCAGCTGGCAGCTATCGTACAGCTTCGCGCACATCGAGTACATCCGAGCATCTTCGCTTTGAAGCCGCAAAGCTTCCTGATACGTTACGCGCGGCGGGTATCCTTCAGGATATATAACCATCAAATCGGAAATGTGAACGTTGTCTATCTGCGACTGCAGGTATTCGGCCGTTTCTTTCAACTTAATGAGAATATGCGATTTGAGCATTACCGTCTGTTCAGCGTTTTCAGTGTCAATGTACTCTCTTAGAGCATTGTTCAGTTCACTCAATGCCTTTTGAAGTTCTTCATCCCTTACCAGCGTGTCAGCATCCAGGTTATTGAAAAAAACTATCAATTCATTGACTTTTTCACGCAATGCGCAAAGAACCTCGTAATACGACAATGATTCATCGTATACTGACGGAATCAGACCAGCGCACCATCCTGTTGGCTTGGCGCAAGGCTTTTTTTCCATGCCCTCTCCTTTCTCTAGTACCAATTTCCCGACAAGTTTACCACGATGCCGCGGGTTTTAATAGATGAATTAGGGTCGCTGGCCAAAGTTCCGTCATCCATGACATGCAGCGCCGTCACCTTCGATGCCGACCCTTCCACAGCGACCACGGGAACTATAACCTCTGCCCCTGGGCGGTATCCTTCTGGCAGCACCCCGAGAACGCCGTCAACTCCAACCTCGTAATCGCCAAGGAATTGAAGCTCGTTCGTCATCGTCAGCATTATTCCAGCGTTGGTTGAGGTCGCGCCGGAATTCAACGCGACCTCCCCCTTGCCCTGGAAAATCTTGAAGAAATTAGGATTTCCCAAATCTGCCATGCCTAGCTCCAAACCTGCATGAACAATCCCTGCACCTGCACGTTCTCGATTACCTGCATGTCTAGGTTTAGAATCTTCTCGCTCAAATCCAGGAACGCCTGATAGTAGCGCGGGTCTGTCACGAACTCGTCCGTAGTGTCGCTGTTCGATTCGTCGCGACTGATTGTTCCATCGCTTTTGGATTGGGTGCCAACTGTCGTGTTGTCTTGCGTGTCGTCGATTGTGAGGTTGGTGAGGTAATCCCCCGCATCAACCTTAGACACGAACAATTCATCCTGGGGAGTGTCCGAGAATTTGCCGGTAGACTTTCCCGTCGATGAAGTCGAGGTGTCCGAGCTTCCGTTTCCGCTCGAACTCTCGTCGAAGTCGCGCAGCATGTCGACTACCTTGTGTCGCTTGATGCCAAGAAGATGCTCGACGTTCAAAAGCTCCGCTTCATACAACTTGTTGTAGTACGGCATAATCTCGTTGAACGTGTTCGAGCACCAAAGACAGAAGTGCCCAACCGTCTCGCATCCGATTTCGCGCATCCAATAATGTCGGATGAACTTGTCATTCAGTTGCTTCCTCTTGGATTCGTCGTAAATAGGGTACTCGTCCAATCCCAACCTTGCGTATGCTGGCGAGAAATCCTGCTTCCATTCGGGCTTGCTGTTGTCATACGCTCCAGCATCCTTGACCCATTGAGTCACGAACTTCCGCATCTGAACAGTGTCTTGAGCCATCTATACCAGCTCCCATCCGACGGGCGAGGTCATGTTGTCATAAGAGAATTCCTCGATGAAATCATCTCCATAATCAATGACAAGCTTTGAATCGATATCCCTTATATAGACGCATGGCTTCAAATCCGTTGCCGAATCCTCGTCCCAAAGCGTATGGGTTACCTTCTTTCCAACTTTGATGGCCGCAATGGCTTCGTCCTTGGTCATTCCGCCACCTTCCAATCGTCGGCTTCCATAAGCTCCTCGTTCGACGGCATGTAGGGCATAAGCGGCTCTCCCTTCTTATAGAAAGTGAGCACGCCGTCCTCGATGCCGATAGCGTCATTCCTCCACGTCTTTCGGCGCATCCTCAATCGACGGTTCGCCTTCAGCTGCGTCAACATTTGCTGAAACTCCATAGTCCACCTCCCTGAAATCCACCTCGATATCCAATCCCCATTTAGCGTTCGCGCTTTCTGCTGCCATCTTACGCGATGCCAGGCAGATTTCGCGCTGAATCATGGTTTCTCCAAGATTCGACATGATTTCGCTCGTGATTTGGCGTTCCTTCTTATCGTCGTTCGTGTTCTCGATGCCGATGAAAGTCAGCCATTCGTTCCAATACTTGTTCTGGGTCAGCATGACATCGTTGGCTATATACGGCGAGGTGAAATCCACCGTGTCCATGAAACCGATATCCGTCGAATCTGCCGCCGCAGTCCAAATCCTACCGCTGAACATCTGCCGTATGAGCTTGAATCCGCTCATTTTCTGCTTTTCGGGAAACTTGAACACCTTCGCGACCTGCTGTTGCTTGACGTTCGTGTCTATTGTCATCTGGTACATGGTCATTCGCTCCGCGAACATCTCGACATAGGAAAGAAGGGGAATCCTCAACCTGTTGTCGAGAATCACAACCGAATTAGTCTCGTCAAGAGCGTAGTTCTTGCCCTCGACGGGGTTGTAGGCCATCGGCTCGGTCGGCATGAAGTAAATGTCCATCTTGTCGTTCTTGGAATTGACGGGCATGACGGCGAAGCCCTCTGGCGCACGCGCCTGAATGTCATCCTTCAGCGCATCGTCCTTGAAGAGAACCGCGCTGCCGCACGTCGCCAGAAGGTACTCCAGGTATAGCGGGTCTATTCCTTCTGGAAGTTTCTTCCATTCGTATCGCGTCACAAGCTGCATCAGCATTTTCTGCATGAAGTAGTTCTTCGTGATTGAGAACATCGCCGCCGGGTCGATTTCCTCGTATGCGAACGGGTCGCCGTCCTGCGACTTCTTTCGCTCCATCGCGCGCCAATGCGAAGCCATGTTCGCGCAAAGCGGCGCGTATCCAGTGCTGAAGAACCAGCTTCCAACGCCTATGTTCCCATTGGGGATTGCTCCCATGATTCCTCCTTAGAGAGAGTTGTCCAATCCGAAATTGCCGACATCGTCCACATGCCAATACCAGATACCCTCGTCATGCATTCGGTTGATGGCATCCATGGCGTGCTCTGGCACCTTGCCGTTGAAGTCTGCGTGGCGGGTCTGTACGTAGTTCCAACACGGTCGGCCAGTTCGAGCTGGAACCTTGACTTGCTCGATGCAGTAGCCGTAGACGGTGAAGTGGTCATCAATGGCCTTGGCGATATCGGCCTTGCATTGCTTCTGATAAATATAGGGAAGCCCGATGCGCATACCCTGCTTCAAATTGCTCGTCGAACCGCCTTTGAGCTGATTCGGCTTCAGGGCGGCTTCCGCCAACCCGCCAGTCATCTGCGTAGCCGCCGAAGCCACCGTGCCCGCGCTGATGGCCTTGCTGATTTGCCCCGCCATGCCGGCGACTCGCATCTGCGGAATCATCATCGCAATTGTTCCAGCCGTATTCGCCAGCGACCCGATGAAGCTCGAAGTCATGTATTGCGAGAAAGCATCCACATTCCAATTCACCTGGGGCCATCCGCTCGTCACGATGGAGTATTCATAGTTCGGCGAAACGCCGTTGTATTTGTTCGGGGAAGCCATCATTCCCGAGTTCTGCTCGCATACCATATACCATCCGAACGATACCTCCTTGCTCCCTCTAGACCCGTTCACTGACTGGAAACGCTCTGGCATCAATTCCAGCTCGCTGTTCGTGTCGCTCAAGCAGACCACGTTATATGGGTACGTGAACAGCTTGTTGTTCTTCGGCACGTATCCATCTATGTCGGAGCAGTTGACGGAGTATTTCTTCTCGGCGGCGTATGCCACATCGCCTGTGTTAATCCAAACGCCATGGCCGTTATCGCAGGGAGATGTGCCATATCCATTGTCAATCATTCCCTTTGGAACCATGAATGCGCCGACAATCGCGTCGGCGGCGCCAAGCTCCGTCATTTCCCTCGTGAACCATTGGAAGTCCGCATTTTCCGAGAACGCCAAAAGCGATGCGCCAGAATACACGCCGTTATACCTGTCTCCGCCAACGCCTACAGCCAACTCGACAGCTCCGCCTGCGATATCAGTCTTGGGGTACATGGTTGTCATGACTACCACATACATGTTTGAAAGCGATATTCCCTCCGGCGGATTCTGGTCTCGATTAACCTGAATGTAGTTTCCGACATCCAAGCCCTCGTTCATGGTATGCTCGCCGATGCCGTCCGACGTGACAATCTCTCTCTCGACGAAAGCGGCTTCCCAACCGAAATCGAAAAGCCACGTCTCCAAATAATCGGTTTTCAATGACAGCGTGGTCGTTTCCTTTGCCTTGTATTGCATCGACGTTATAAAAGCGTAGTACCATTTGCTACCATAGTCGGCGTTCTGGTATGCGACGTAGTTGCACCCCGTAAGCTGCTCGAAGTTCAGCGGAACGTCCATCGTCATGTTCTCGCGCTGATAGGTGAAGTCATCCGCAATGAAAGCAGTGAGATGCGAAGCCATCCACGATTGCTGCTCGGACGCGCTGCCGAAATAGCGGCGATGGTTAACGTCGCCGCACCATGGCACCCAGCCTATGCGTACTTTGGTGTTCGCCATCAAACCCTCCTTCTATAAGAAAAGCCCGCCCAATTCAGGACGGGCTTTCGGAATTGCGCCATTAAGAAACGGTAATGGTTGCGACAGCGTTCTTGGACGAATCCTGGAGCGAAGTAGCGGTAACCTGGATTGCCGTTGCGGACGGCTCGTCGGACGCCACATGGAGACGGTTGCCCGTTAGAACGGTGCCGCTCTTGGTCGCGCCCTCCATAGTCCAATGAACGTTGCGGGAGTAGATTCCCGAGCCAGTGACGGTGGCGCTGAGCGTAATATCCTGCCCAGCCGAGACGGTGGCTTCTGTCGGGGAGACCGTAACGCCAGTGACCGTGGATGCAACCGACGTGAACGCGATGGCCTGCTCGAACGGGCTGATGGAGAAAATCATCCAGTTGTGCAGAAGCTCGTTGGTATATGCGCCCTGAGCGTTGTAAACGTTATCAGTCCAACGGTCATAGGTGTAAATCTGGAAGAACTTCGGGCCGAAAACGATGATAGGCGTTGCGTCGATAATATTCTTCTCTTCGGGAGTGAGCTGCTTGAAGCTGTCATCGTTCTCGAAAATCAGCGCTAGACGCTGCTCGTCGAGATTCGAGAAAGAATCGATTTCGGTTACGTTGCCCACGAACTGCGCATAGGGGAGGTTGAACGCCTGCGCCCAAGTTTCGACGGAAATATCGGCGTTGGCCTTGGCGTTGATGATAACCTGCTGCTCGGATTTGTCCACGACGTTCATCACGCCAGCTGCATTGAACTTGCGGGACGGATTGTCGAGATACGTGGAGTATTCCTTCACCATCTTGAGCGCACCGTCGGCGGCTTCCTTCGTGCCGTCCTGCGCGGGGATTGGCACCTGCGCCATATAACCGCCCACGATGTACTTGGCAGTCATGTACTTCCAGGTTTGGTACACGTCGTACTCCAAGGCTACCCACATCTGCGCCAGGATGTTGCCAATGAGGTCATTGACCTTAGACCACGCATAGAACGCCTGACGGACGGAACGACGTTCAACGGTCACCTTGTAGAACTTCTGGAAGTCTAGCATGTGGTATGCGCTCATAAGGTTAGGAAGCTCGCGTTTGAACAGCTCCTCCTCCGCAGTGGAAGGATTGTAAGAGTGCGGGTCGCAGATATCCACGAAGATTTCCTGAACGGTCGAACCTGCTCCCTCGTACTGGCCTTGGTAGAACTTCGACCATTTGTTCATCCACATCATACGCTCAATCGCGACCATGCCAATTTGGTTGACAAGCGCTGGAACGAACGTGTTCATGTACGGCTGATAGTTCGTGATGATTTGGCCGATTTTGATGATTGAGTCGTTGTCATCATAAATGAGAACTTCGTTGGAACCCTCTCCAGCAGCGTATGCCGCAACGTCATTGTCAACTAGAGCATGAGCCAATTCCGGGTTAGCATTTACCGCCTGGTTTACGATACCCTTCGTTCCCTCTGTGCCGAGGGTTTTCATGACTTTCTTAACTGTTGCCTGTCCTGCCATGTTAGTTTCCTTTCTCGAACAGTGCGTCGATATCCTTCATAGTAGTAGGATACGACACTTTGGGCTTGTTGTCCACTGGTTCTTTAACATCGTGCTGCTTATTGCTCGCGAAGAAAGCATCGACGTACTTCTGCTTCTGCTCCTTCAACGAATCTTCGGCATCGACTGCGCGTTGGATTGCATCGTCGCGTTGCTTCTCCATGTCTGCCAGCGATTCGGCGGACGTTGCTTCAATCGTCTCCTTCTCGTCGGCGATTCCTGCGACGGTCTCCCATATTTCTTGGGTAACGTCCTCGAATTTGGTGTCTTTGTATGCCATCAGAACATCCTTTCCTTGATTGTGTGCTCTCCCTCGACAAGCAGAACGCCGCCGTTTACTGTCTTGCGCTTCAGCTTGCCCGGGTAGCTGCTTCCTACCTTGAAGTTGTCGAACGTGACGTATTTATGGCATGAATCGGGCATTCCGGCCACATGGATTGACGGCTTCCTTTCTTCCGCCGACCAATCAAGCTCCTGGCACATGTAGCACTTCGCCCCGAGGTATTTCTGCTCCTCGTAGACGCTCTCGAACTTCCACGCCCCGAGCTTCAGCGGGTCTATCTCCATGCCGACTGGCTTTGAGAATCCGACCAGCTTGCACGAATCCGTGTCGCAATACGCGAAACGGCCGTAGTTCGCCTGGCAAGCGTTGATGGTCTTGTATCTCGCCCATGCCGTGATGAAGCATCCGACTGGAAGATACACGCTCTCCTTCGTCTCCTCCGGGAGAAGCACGTATTTGACCTTTCCCGTCTCGTCTAGGACGGGCTGCTTGGAAGCCGCCGCAGTTTTAGTGGCGAACTTGCCGTAAAGTGAATTCAACATAAGCTTGGCTATGGTGGCCATGCCCTCGTTGCCTTCCGCCCTCGACTTCATCTTGACTTCGTTCCAATGCTCGACGTACTTCTTGAACAGCGTCCTGGAAGCCCTGAACTTCCATCCATCCAACGGCTCGTAGAAATCGATTTCGTATTGCCGGAACAACAGCTCCAAATCCACGCTAGTCAAAGTCAGTTCCACGATTCCCTTGGAATCCTTGGCATATTCGCGCGGATTGTGAAGCGGCGATTTGTGTATTTGAATTGTCGGAATGTGGTCGGGCTTGACCCTGAACGAAACCCTAATCCTCTGTATGAACAGCGGATAAAGCTCGTCAGTCCCGTATTCTCCGTCGTAATGGATTGGCTCGCCGAACGGAAGCAATTGCCCATCGGTCGCCGCCATCACGGACGGGTACAGCGAATTGACGTCGAACCCTATTCCATGGCCTATGCAGCGACCCTTGTACTTGTCGGACGCATAAGTGAATCCGCCGCGATATGCCTGGCGAAGCTCCGCATCGCAATCAATGATTGGGAACACCTTGCGAAAACGCTTCTTGCCGCCCATCATATCGATATAGGTGTGAAGCGCGTTGGAACCAGCCGTCATCTTAGTCAATCCCTGCTCCAACATAACGTCCATCGCCATCGCGTCGATTCTCACGTCATGGTCGATGTAGTCCCACTCCTCGGCGGTCGGCTCATATCCTACCTCGCGATACCTCTTGTAATCTATTTCGCCCTTGGCAATCGGCAACCCGAACGCTTCAGGGATTTTAGCTATCTTCAGCGGAATGACCTTCAGGCTGTCGAGTATTTCGACGGGCTTCCCTCCCCAATAGAGCTTCAGGCAATACCATACGTTCATGTCCGAAATCAGCGAAGTGAAAATTCCTGGAACGAAATCCTGGTTGTCTTGCCGCCATTCCCATCCATTCTTCAACAGCCAATCCACGATGTAGCCGCCGTCGTATTGGAGGTTGTGGAAATACACCGTCTCCCCTTTACGATGCTTCAGCCATTGCATGAAGGATTCGATATCCAACCCTCTATAGATATTATCGGCGTTGCCGATTTCAGACGCGCACCAAGACCAAACACGCACCTTCTCCTCGTCCCGCTCCTCTATAGTCTCAAAGTCAGCGCACCACCTAGACACATGGCTAACCTCCTAATTGGGCCTTGTACTTGTCTCGTACATTCTTCCAATATTCCCTAATTCGCCTTGTCCTGATATCGTCATCAGACGGGTCGTAAACGAAATAAAGCGTCGCATCGATGTCCGCCGCAGCAGTGTCCTTGTAGACCTCCTCCAGCGGTATCCCAGCCTTTCGCATATCGGCTATCAACGTCTCGATTTCTTTAACCAAATCGCTCCCCATGTCCATAGGGTCGAACACGGTATTAAGCGCCTTGACGTAGGAATCGAAGTATTGATTCGCGGTAACGCTCGCGTCCATCCTATATTTGTTCACGCGATTCATCACCGTCATCGGACGGCTTTTCTTTCCTGGAACATCGCCAGATGGCACCCAATCTATCTTCGCGCCGATTGGCAGGGCGTTTGACATTCCTTCCAACGCCATCCTGTCCTTCGGCGTTTTGCCCCTCCAATACTCGAAGCCCTTGCGATGCGCCGTCGCTGGCACCTTGACCTTCTCGACCTCGATTCCAAGCTTCTTCAGCATGGCGACGCGCGATTGGTTGTATGCCCTTTTCATGATTGAAGTTTCATTGAACTCGTATTTGGTTATCAAAGTTCCGCTTGGAAGCTCATGCACCTCTCCCGCCCTGGGGTTCTTAATGCGCTTTAGCCTGTTGACCTCTCGAATGTAATCACGTTTGTTGTGGATACGGGATTTGATGTCATCATAGTCCACCGATGGCGGAAGATGAACCTGCGTCGGAAGCTTGGCTTCCATCATGACGACCTCGCGATTGTATGAGCGAATCAGGTTCTTAAGGGTTTGCGATTCGGAACGTCCAACCCTGAACTTAGCACCCATCGAGAACCGCCTTCAGCTCGACTGTTGGCATATTGTGGCGCTCCCAAGTCCCATCATCGCGAAGAACTTCGACGCAGTATCCCCGCGTCTCGCACATCTCATACCATTGGATAACCGCCACAAGGCGGAAATCGACAAGGCACTTGAAACGTCGTGACATCGAATCGTTTAGCCATGCTATTCGCTGCGCCAACCCCTTCGAGAATTTGTCTCGATGCAAGGCGGAAGAGAACTTGAAGCGCACATTGCCGAACATGTATTCATACGGCGAATCCCTCAACGAGGTATATACTGGTGAACGCGCCATAAACCCTCCTTAGATACTGATTACCAAAATATTGTCTCTTATTTCCAATGCTTGAATTGGCATCAGCGCCATATGAAGGGGCGTCATCATGAGACGCCCCGAGAACACTTCTTCGTCGTTGACCACCTCGACCTCCTGATACCTTGAGACGTAATCGAGCAAGTCGACGATATCCAACCTATCGGCGATAGTTCCGGTTGCCACGGGAATCACCGCTATCGCCGCGCGGAGGAAGCTCGACCTCCTTGCCGATGATTTCGACCTTTGAGCGACGCTCGCCGTCCTTATTCTCCCAAGAAGAATAGCGAAGCTTGCCGTGGATAGTGAGCTTCATTCCCTTCTTGATGATATCGGCCAGGGCATCCGCCTGAAGCCCGAACATCGTGACGTCGAAGAAGTTGGTGTAATCCTCATTCTTCGCGTAATCGTTTACGGCAATACCGAAATTCATGATGGACACGCCGCCATCGGTTTCACGAAATTCAGGGTCGCGAGTTACATTGCCAGCTACAATAACCTCATTGATGTTGCTCATTGCTACTCCTCGATTTCAGTGGTTTCTGCGACAACCTCTTCAGCCGTTGCCAGCGATTCGAACTGCTCCCAGGGCATCGAGTACATGGTCTTGCCAATAATTTCGGCTTCCATGGTCGCGCCAGGCTTGACATGAACGCCAGCCGCCTTTAGAGCTGTTCGCATGTCCTTCTTCGTGCAAGACGTGCCTTTGTGAACGCCAAGGCCAGTGACCTGGCAGCTGTAGCCATCATCGGTCTTTACCATCTCGATAAGAGATACCTTGTAAGTGTTGACGGTGCGGGTAATCTTGTCAGCCATTTCAAATTCCTTTCTCGTAGGTTACCCAGTGCTTATACAATACGACTATTCGTCGTCATTGTCCATAATGATTGAGTTTCCTTCAATGATTTTCATCATTTCTTCACACTCCATCATTTCACAAATAGAGTCATAATCCATCTTCCCTATCTTTCCTTTGCCAGTCGCGGCGATTTTAGCTCTCAACTCATAAAGCATATCATACAATGCCGTAGTTTCGACCACGCCATAAAAATGAAGAGCATCTATATAGCCAGTGAAATCCTCTGCATAGTCAGTGCCAAGATATTTTTCGAATAAATAAATCCCTGCTTTATAGAATTCGTAAGGGGTCATTTTCCAATCCTTCCAACCCATTTGAGCTTCCCATGGTTTAGTTGATAACCATAACGCCTACCATTTTCATCCCAAATGAAAACCCTGTCGTGTTGGTCATTCTGAATAAGAACGTAGTACGCGAAATTCTTCATGTCCTCCTCGTCGTACAGCTCTTCATCGAATTCATCGATGCAATAGCCATCGTCATAGAGCTGAAAATGATACTGCATGGCTATTTCTCCTTTTCGCATCGAATAGTCTGCATTTTCAGCAACTCGCTACCACCGAAAATCGAAATAACAAAAACGTCCCAAGCATCGGAACTATAATCACAAAGAAATTCATAAGTTTTGTCATAGCAGCCCATTGCCTGTTTAAGGTCATCGAAGTACTTGGTATTTCGTTCCTGCTCGATGATGCCCCCATCCTCGTTGAAAGCAGTCATCAGGTATTCCACAACAAACATAGGTCATCGTTCCTTTCTAAATTTGATGGTCAACGTCCTATAGCGGACAGGCGAATGTTAACTTCAGGTAATTTTGATAAAAGTTAACCCCGCCCAACTTTTACCTGTTTGATTCCGCGCCTAACACGTAAGCGATTATCAGGGTGAACGCCCAAACAGCAGCTATACCCCATAGCGCGTTAACTGCGATGTACACGTTTATACTCACTTTCTTCTTTTTCTCGAGCTTTTTCTGATTCGCGCAAAATACTGTATATTTGTAGTTCACGCTGCACGATTATGCATCTTATCCACGCCGCCGCAGTGGCGATAAACGCCACGGCTAAAATTATTTCTTTAGCCATTGTTTACCCCATTATCGTAATGCTTGCAAATGATGTGCACCATGATAGCCCCTATTCGAAATAAAGATGGTTGTAATCGCACAAGCGTTTACAACAGTTATAGGCGCGTTCTTTAGTGAAGAGTTCGGACTTTTTCATTTTTGTTACCTCTTTCATGCTAGTTTGTTTTACCCACTCATTAATGGCGTTGCTTAAATGCTCATTAATTATTAAATATGATGGATAACTAAATAGTAAAACGTTCCATTATTTCACCTCTCCATTATGCAAGAAAGTCGATTCTAGCACGATACTTTCTCCGTCAAGTCGAACTATCAGCGACACGTAAATATTACTAGTGCCATTAATTGCATGAAATTCACCTGCGACACGCTCGCCTATAACTGTATTATTATAGCTTGACAAGGCTGTATCGATAGATTCGAAAAACACCTCATTACTTTGTTCTTGTTCGAGAACGGCTTTATCATTGTAAAAGTTACGAACAGTTTTAACTGAATACTTCATGGTATCCCCTATCCGCAACGCCATTAATGAGCGGGTATCTAGTATATAATCGTTATAGCGTTGTCAAGGTTCAGCCCTAACCTTAGACGTGGTTAACACTATCCCCACGCCCCTACGCTGTTACCCCGCGCAGTGGGTTAACTACTGCCTACCCTTGTAGGCTGTGCCTACAGTATAAGGGATACGGGGTCACATGTCAATTTATATGCCTACCGTTCACCCTTCTAAATACTACCGCTTACCGACAATATACAGAATGGGGAAAAACGCTTAAGACCAAACTGGGGGGGAGTAT